CTTGGGCAACGCAACAGCATGCGGCCAATTTTTTAGGTGCCAATGTCGACATCAATGCGTTTGTGCTGACCATACAATTGGCTGACAGCGCAACTCCTTATGACGGTGTTGTTTTTAATTCGTTTTATTCATCGGTCGCCGGGTTTGGTGATCATGGTTTTGCCAACATGCCAAATCTGCCTGGAGTTCAAATCCTGGGCAATCTTAATACGCCGAACAATGTTAAGGTCGGTAATCCAAATATTTCATTGAGTACCGGAGCTTATTATATTTCGGCGCCCAGTATCGGTCTGACCAATATCTACATTGGTGGGGTTTGTTGCGTGAATACGCAGGGACCATGCATTGCTTGTGATCCCGGCGTGGCTGGCCAGACCCGATTCATTCTCGGCACTTGGGGTGCCTTCCCAGGCGGCGAAACCATTCGCTTTGCCAATGTCGGACCCGGTCAGCCGATTTTGTCCGGCAATATCAGTGATACGGACGGCCAGACTGGCGGCACGTTTAATGGCACTATCACTGCCGGCACTTTCACCAGTAATCCCACTGCAATCTATTTATTCTTGGGTGGCGCCAATCCTGGGCCATCGCTGGGTAGTGAAGCCAATATTACTGTGACCGGCACTTTGACCGTAACGGATGCAACTTTCGTTGCTAAAGAAGCCGGTTCTATTTCGATCGTGCCGACGATCTTCGTTCTCGGCGGCGGCGCGTCGGTGGTTGGCAAGAAATATGATATTAATCAAGTTGGGATCGATCGGTCACATCCAATCTCGGCGAGTGGCGCGGTCGATTTGCTGGTTGCCATTCCCGGCAACAGCAACCTCAATGCTTTTCTCGGCACTCTGCCTGGAACATTCGTTAGCGGTGTGGTCAACCAAGGCGACGTTCCCGGTATCGCCGCTGTGGCGAATGGCGGCGCGATGATTGATCCGGTCTACAATTATCAAACGCCGGCATCGGGCGCGACCATCAACCTCAATAGCTACGACGGCCACTTGGTCATCAATCCGACAGCCACGATCGCCACCGCAACGATTACGCTGAACCCGAATCCGTTCGATGGGCAATTCGTCCAGATCCGCACTTCCAGGCAGATCACTGCGTTGATCGTAAGCGCGACTACCGGCACGGTATTGGCGGCGCCGACGCAACTGGTAGCAGGACAGATTGTCAATGCGATTTATATTGCCAGCGCCACGACTTGGATCTTCTGATGCTGGGGAACTCTGCCATAGCGGCACGGGCGCTATGTCAGTTCCCTGCTGGCGTCGCGCCGGCACTGGAGAAATCGCATGCATGGCGGCGGTTGATTGCGCAGCGGGAGCATCGCGCGGTTCTCAATCGGCATCCGCCGACTTGGGTTTGGCATGATCCGTCTGAGGAAGAAGAAGCGGTCCTTCTTGAGTTGAGCCGGATGATATGAGATAAGCGCAACATATAGGGGTTGTCATGGCACACCCGCACAACGAACATCGCGATCATAAAGTTCAGCACCGCCGCGTGCATCACATCACGCACGGCATGGCCGAAGGCGGTTACGATCACAGCATGCACGGCACTGAGATGAAGCCGATCCGCCACAAGGCGTCGAAGGTAGTGCATCGTGCTGCCGGTGGCAGAGTGAAGGTTCGCGCCGATCGACCGCGCCGCGCGCATGGCGGCGGTGTATCAGCGAGAGAACCGGAAAGGTTTGTCAAAGAGCAAAAGCATCTGAAACATCCGACGCATAAGCCTTACGAAGGTGCGCCTGACGACATGAAATCGATGCATCGGGCGCGTGGTGGGAGAACGAAGAAGCACAAAGGCCACACTACCGTGAATGTGATGGTCGGGGCGCATCCTCAACCATCGCTAGGCGGGGCCGGTCTTCCCCCACCCCCACCCGGACTTGCCCCGCCGCCTATTAGGCCGCCAATGGCGGCTCCTCCTGCGCTGCCGCCAGGACTTCCACCCCCTGGCGCAGCACCGATGGCGCGCCCGCCAATGGTTCCTCCTGTAGCAACGCCAGGAATGCCTGTCCGCAAGACTGGCGGGCGCGTCATCAATACGCCACCGTACTTGCGCGGCGGCGCGAACAAGGATGGTCCCGCTTATCAGGAAGGCAAGCACGCACGTCCAGTCGATCATGGTCCCGGCAAGCAGGATCGTATGGACATCGGTCGACCCAAGGCGATTACCTATGCCAAGGGTGGTCGCGTCGGCAGGCGTTTGGTCAAGTTTTGGGCCGGCGGTGCGGTCGAGCGCAAGCATGGCGGAAAAGTGCAGCATGCCGGATTGGGCACGCATCATACCGCCAAGGTTCATCATGCCAAGGCATCCGGTGGACTTGAGCCGCCAAGCGGGCCGACGCATGGTCACGGCAACGAAGCTCCGCATCATCCGAAGAAAGGTTTGGGACCGATTTATTCTGACAAAGGCCCGATGTCGCCAAACTTCAACAAGGGCGCTGGCGGCGGCGGTGCGCGTCTGCTGAAACGCAAGCGGGCGCCGTCTTTCGTGGATAAGGTGCCGTAATGGCTACTGTGGGGGAACGCAGGTCAGCGGTTAGTTTTTATCCGACTGACCATCCAGCCTTGAATATCACCGTGAAAAACCGGTTGTCTGAACGTGTGCGCAATATGCAGGTTGATCTTGCCTATACGCAAGATTGGCCGGATTTTAAGTTCCGTGTAGGTAAGATCGAAGGCTTAACTGAAGCCATCGCAATGTGTGATGAGGTTTTAACGGAGATGGCCGAACGCTAACTCACGGGTGGGGGTATCCGTGAGGTTCAATTGGTTACATCGACAGTTACGCTTCGGCAGATCGCCGAGGAGAGTGGCTCGGATCCGCGCGGTGCAGTGCTTCGTGCCGTAGGCGATATCAGTCATCTGCAGGTCGCTGCGCAACAGGTTGTGGTTGCCGGCTTCATTCGTCCGGAGAGGACCCGCGGCGGCATCTATCGCCCCGACAAGTCGCTTGCCGAAGATAGATTTCAAGGAAAAGTCGGATTGGTTCTGAAGGTGGGTGCACTCGCCTTCGTCGATGATGGTGTGTCCAAATTCGGCGGCTTCAAGGTTGAACCGGGCGAGTGGGCCGTCTTTCGGACCTCTGATGGGTGGGAAAACTTTCATGTGGCCGACAATGGACGCGATGGCACGCCAATCCGATGGCTGGTGGACACGTCGATCGTCGGCAAAACCACCGATCCAGAGAGGATCTACTGATGGCCGACGAAGAAGGCGACATCACAGTCAAGGTCGACGCTGACCAGAAAGAGGAAGCTGCCGATCCGGTAGCCGAACTCAAGGCGCAATACGACGAAATTCAGAAACAGCAACAGCAGGACGCTGAAGCGCGGCAAGCTGCTGAGCAACGCGCGAATGCGGCCGACCAAGCGCGGCGCAGCGCGGAGGAACAGGCGCAGAGCGCGCGATCGGAAACGCAGCAGACACGCCAGAGTGCGGCTGAACAAGGCATCGAGAATGCCAAGACGGCAATCCTTGCGGCTAAGAGCGAGATCAAAGCGGCGATGGAGGCTGGTGACTGGGCCAAAGTTGCTGATGCCAATGAGCGCTTGGCGGAAGCCAAAGGCGATCAGCGTTTTCACGAGCAAATGAAGAATGCGTGGGAGTATCAGCAGGCGCAGCAGGCACAAGCTCCACAGCGACAACAGCAAGTTGGCGATCCGATTGAGAACTACATCAATCAAGTCGCACAGCAGACGCCGAAGAGTGCGGATTGGCTGCGTGCGCATCGCGACTGGATCACCGACCCGAGGAAGAACGCCAAGCTGACGGCGGCGCATTGGGATGCAGTCGGTGAGGGCTTGACGGTGGATACCCCCCAATATTTTGACCACGTCGAACGGACTATCGGCATGAAGGAAACACCCTCAAAAGCAAATGGCGGTTCGGTCTCGGCGCGTCGGCAAGCAGCACCCGTCGCGCCCGTAACCCCGTCACCCGGCGGTACGTCGGGTGGCGGGACCGAAGTTAGGCTGACCAAAGGCGAGGCCCAAGCCGCGACGGACGGCACGTTGATCTGGAATTACGACGATCCGTCTGGCCAGAAGCGGTTCAAGAAGGGCGATCCCATTGGTCTGCAGGAAATGGCCAGACGCAAAAAGGAACTGGCTGCGCAAGGCCAATACGACAAGGTGAATTACGAGGCATAGCCATGGCAGATGAACAGACAATAACTAATCCGGTGCGGAAGCGACCAGGGCGACGACCACGCAGAGAGTTACGCGAGCCAGTGCGCGAAGCTGTTCGCGAAGCTCCGCGCGATGTTTCCGGCAATGTCGTGGTGATGGGCCGCAATGGCGAGGTTCTCACCCGTACTCGCAAGGAGGGCATTGATCCGTTCGATGTGCCGATGTCGTTTATTCCGCACGGTTGGCGCTACCAATGGAATGCGCTTTCGACCTACGGCAATACCGAAATCTTCCAATCACAGAATTTGGAATTCCATCAGAATGGTTGGCGGCCGGTTCCGGCTTCAAGGCACGACGGGTTCTTCATGCCGCATGGCCATGGCGGCGCGGTCATTGTGCGTGGCCAAATGCTGATGGAACGGCCGGAAGCGTTGAATTTGGAAGCCGAGAAAGAGCAAGAGGAGATTGCAATCCGGCAAATGCGCGATCGGGATGCCGCATTGATGGGTGGCCGCGCCAATGCGCGCGATGCCATGCGCGGTGGCTTTGAGATGGGTGGCAAGTATCGCGGAACCGGTGGCGACATCAAGATCAATGTCGATCCTGGCTTGGATATTCCGAAATCAAAATATCAAACGACGGATGAATGATGCGTCTGGTTATTTCATTGCCGACGCGTGGTCGGCCAGAGAAACTTACTGAGACTATCAATCGCAATCTGGCATGCCTGTCGCGGCCTGATACTTTGCTTCAAGTTCAAGTTGACAAAGACGACATGCTTACTCGTGAAGTGGTTACGAAATGGAATTTTGTTGATCGTCGGCTTGAATTCAATATTTGTGAACGCGAAGATACGATCGCGGCCAAATGGAATCGAGCAATGAGTACGCCGGCCGATGTTTATACTTGTCTCGGCGATGATGATCCGCTTATTGATCCAGACAGTGATGAGAGAATTCTCTATGCTGCTAGTTTATTTCCTGACGGCATTGGCATGGTCTATGGTTATCTATGCAATGCTTCGTTTTCTTGCTGCATTTCTTTTACCAAACGAATGACGGAGCTTCTTGGCTATATTCAACCTGAATTTTTTCCCTATTGGTTCTGCGATCATTGGACTGATGATATCGGCAAGATATCGGGACGCATCATCGGTGCGCAGGTGCGGACCCTGCAATGTGTCACACATGATCAAGTCGGCAAGACGCAGGAACTGAGAGAGCCGGCGTGGTGGGCGACTTGGTTCGATGCTAACCACATGGTCAGGCGCGAACATGCCAAGCGCATCATCCATACTCTGAATGAGCCGGATTGGCGCAAGGAAATGGCTTATGCGTCGATACCAATGGTTGAATTCCGATCGAAATGGATCAACGACAATGTGCGGGCCAACGCCAGAATGCTTGAGGGATGGTCTGGCTTGCACAACAAGGACGAGCGCTATCAGAGGGTGAAGCAGAAGGCGATCGATGCCATTCCAGGCATCATGGCCACGTTGCCGCAAGTAGAGGTGGAATTCTTCAGTCAGCAATTGACGCCACCGACGACAATTCTCAATTTGCCAAGCGGGGGGTTCGGCAATGCACGGGCACATGCAAGCCACTAAGACTTGCAACAAAGCAATGACGAAAACTGTATTGGCTCATGGAGTATTTGATTTGCTCCATATTGGCCACATCCGCCATCTTGAGGAAGCGGCTGAGCTAGGCGACGAGTTGGTAGTCAGCGTTACTGCTGATGAATATGTGCGCAAAGGCCTGGATCGGCCGTATCATACCCTGAAGGAGCGTATGCATGCGTTACAGGCGTTACGCTGCGTCAGCAGAGTGGTCCCTTCGAATTCATCAAACGCAATTGATGTCATCAACGAGCTTAAGCCCGCCTATTATGTCAAAGGCACCGACTATGCCGACTTGGGTGATCCGATACTTCAACGCGAGATCATCGCCGCCGAAAGTCACGGCGGCCGATTCCATGCTACCAAATCCGCCAAGCAGGCTTCATCTTCACACTTGATTAATTTCCAGCGTCTGCCGGAATTGGTGACGCATTACCTCAAGCAGGTTAAGGCTGCGGGGTTCAGGGATAAGATCCTCACCGCTTTCGAGAGGGCCGATCAGCTTAAGATCACGTTTATCGGCGAGGTAATCATTGACGAATACCGCTATGTCTCTGGCCTGGGCAAGCCGTCAAAGGAGTTCATTCTGGCGACGGCCGAACAGAGCGCGGAAGAGTTTCAAGGCGGTATTATAGCCGCTTCCCGCCAGGGCGAATTCAAGAATACGACTTGGCTGTCCGGTGGTCACGCCATTCGCAAGACACGGTTTGTCGATCAAGACTTCACCCGAAAGCTGTTTGAGGTTTACCAGCGGCTGGATGTGGGACACGACGAGCGGTTCATGCGTGAACTGGCGGATAAGGTGCGTACATCGGACGCTATTATAGTGATCGACTTTGGTCATGGTCTGATGCTGCGCGGGGCGATCGATGTTGTCAGTCATGCAAGGTTCCTGGCGGTAAATGCGCAGACCAATGCGGGGAATGTGGGGTTTAATCCGGTCACCAATTACCGCAAAGCCGATCTGATCGTGGTGGATGAGCCAGAGGCGCGGCTGGCTACCCAGAACAGGACGCAAAGCATCATCAGCGTTGGCGACCATTTATGCGGCATGATCAAGGAATGCGACAAGTTCATCATTACGCTGGGGAGGAACGGGGCTTGGGCCGGTTGGCGAGCCAAGCCCCGGGCGCGGGCACTGTCGGGAGACATGATCCCGGCGTTCTCGACGCGGGGATTGGATACTATGGGAGCCGGCGATGCATTCCTGGCAGTGGCGGCGCCGCTGGTTGCGACTGGCCTGGAAGTGGAAGCGGCTGCGTTTGCGGGTGCGGTGGCTGGCGCTATCAAGACGACGATTGTAGGACATCGGCGCAATGTGCGCCGCGGTGAGCTGATCCAGACCATAGAGGCTTTGCTGGCATGATGCCGTGGGTCGAGGTTTTCGTGAAGTGTCTGATCGAGGCGCGCGGCGATCAGGCCAAGACCTTTGATGACGTCATAAAACGGGTGAAGGACGCCCGTGAGCTTGGTTGTCAATTGCTGTTCATCGGCAATGGCGGCTCGGCCGCGATCGCTTCGCATATGGCAATAGACTTTATGAACAAGGGACGATTGCAGGCACGCAGCTTCAATGATCCGGCGGCCTTGACCTGTCTGGCCAATGACTATGGCTATGAGGCCGTGTTTGAGATGCAATTGGCTAAGGCGCTCCGGTCTGGCGATGTATTGGTGGCTATTTCATCGTCGGGCGAAAGCGAGAACATCCTGGCTGCGACCAGAAATGCCGCAACAATTCCGAGTGTAAGTGTGGTGACCCTGACCGGGTTCGAAGGCGACAACCGGCTTCGCCAATTGGGTCATTTCAACTTTTGGATACCGTCGAATAATTATGGCATTGTAGAAACGGCGCATCTCGGTCTGCTGCATGCATTGCTAGAGGCAGTCAATGATTGAGCGGGTGACGGCACAGGATTTGCTTCGTTTCGAGGAAGAGATCGAGCAGTTATTCGCGGCTGGCGCCATCAAGGCACCAGTGCATTTGGCCGGTGGCAACGAGCATGAACTGATCCGGATCTTCGACGACATCAAGAGCTATGACTGGGTCTTGTGTACATGGCGGGCGCATTATCATGCTTTGTTGCGCGGTGTGCCGCCAAAGAGAGTAAAGGAAGCCATCATTAATGGGCGATCTATCGCGCTTTGTTTCCCTGAGTATCGTCTGCTTTCTAGTGCTTTGGTTGGCGGCATATGTCCTATTGCAACTGGCCTTGCTTGGTCAATTAAAGCACGTCGAGGCCGAGAAACGGTACACGCCTTCATCGGTGACATGGCCGCCAAAACCGGGATCTATCATGAGTGCCGCCAATATTGCGAAGGCCATAACTTGCCCGTCCATTGGATCATTGAAGACAATGGATTGTCAGTAACAACCGATACCAAAGCGGTATGGGGCAATGCCGCATTAAGAACTACGCCAGAGGTCACCCGCTATGAATACAGTCTTAGCCGACCGCACGTTGGAATTGGGAAATTCGTCGTCTTTTAGCTATTTCGGCGCGCTGACTGAGGCAATGTATCTGTGTGCCGAAGAGGAAGCGATCTTAGTCGGTCAGGGTGTTGGCCCGAATAAAGGGACGACCATGAGCCAGACTCTGGATGGCTTGCCGTTCGCGCAGCGGCTGGAATTCCCGGTCGCGGAAGATTTCCAGATGGGGTTCTGCATCGGCTTGAGCTTGGACGGTAGACTGCCGGTGGCGATCTATCCACGGTGGAATTTCCTGCTTTTGGCGGCCAACCAACTGATCAATCATCTTGATCGGCTACCGCTTTATTCGACTTATCAGCCGAAGATGATCATCCGCACCGCGATTCCATCGACTATGCCGTTCGACCCAGGACCGCAACACAATGATGACTTCACCCAGCCGTTTTCCGAGATGCTGCGTACCGTCCAAGTCGTAAGGCTTAAGGAGACCGAACAGATCGTTCCGGCTTACAAGGCTGCTTTGGAGTCGCCGGTTTCTACACTTCTGGTAGAATATACGGATCAATACAAGAATGAACGTGCGAGGCAGTCATGACTACTCCGCAAACTCAAGCAATTCAGACAGCGAATACGTTGATCGAGGCGGCACAGCTGAGCATGCAGCTTTATACGCTGATGAATACGGTAGATCAGCAATGGAATGATCTTCCGATAGCCAACACTATAAGTAAATTTGCGACTGTAGCGCTTAACCCCGATGGTTCTCTCGGCACGCCAGACACCACGCCGAATACTAACAACCCGATCGATATCAGCAAATACCAGATGGAACGGGCGATCTCGTCGTTTCAATTGTCGCAAATCAAGACTGTAATGGATAGCTTTGTGGCTATGATCAATGGACAAGCGGTATCCGCGAATGCCGGCACACGCGCCATTCTTGCGGTGGCTGTCGGTGGTGGCAGCGTAACGGCAATTACGCCATCATCGACGACTGTTTAGGGAAGGTATCCGATGCGGGTTATTGTCGATAATGGGCCTAATCGTGAAGAATTCGACTTCCCAGAGGGTACGACCGTTGTCTGGGGTAAACCGGATATTCCGACTGGAATGCTGGCTTTCGAGACGCCGGATGGTAAGCGCAATTTTTTCAATGTTGGGGTTGTCACTGCTATTTTGGCTTTGGCTAGTGTCAAGAAAAAACGATGAGGGATGATCATTTCTATGTTGTCGTCTGGTTCGGCGATGGTTTCTTGCCTTCTGTGCAGGGCGAGGTGATGCTGGACTTGGAGAAAAGTTTGCGTGGCCGCGGTCTACCGGCCGAGGTGTTCAAGGATACGTTAGGGGATGATTCAAAATTGCGTCGGGCGATGACGCCGCAACAACGGGACCGCCTATGAGCGACATGGACATATATGAGTATATCCTCGACGCGAGCAAGATCAGTTGGTGGAAAGATCGTGTTGAAGCGTGGCGAGGCGGTGCGCGCATTGCGCCGATCACTATGGATGTCGCTTGGACGCGGAAATGCCAAGCGGCGTGCACATTTTGTTTCGCGCAAATGCAAGCTAGTGAAGGCGGCGAGATCACCGAAAAGATTGCCTTGGACTACCTTGATGATGCAGCAGAGATTGGTGTCAAAGGCATTTCGCTTATCTCGGATGGAGAAAGTACGCTTGTTCCGTGGTATGCGAACAGCATCGAACATGCGGCTAAGAACGGCATTAGAATTGGTGTTGGATCAAATGGAATTACACTTACAAGATCTGTTCTAGAACGCATCCTGCCGTACATCAGCTATCTTAGATTTAATTTCTCAGCCGGCGAGCGGAAACGCTACGCCGAAATTATGGGAGTAAAGCAAGTCTTTTTCGATCGCGTATGTCAGAATATTAGGGACGCCATGGAGATTGTGCGACGTGACCAGCTCCCAGTAACGGTAAACATGCAAATGGTCACCATGCCCAACATGGCGGATCAGATCATACCGTTGTGTCGTCTGGGCCAGGAGTTGCGGCCGCATTACGTTATTTTTAAACATTGCAGCGACAATGACGAAGGTTTTCTGGGTCTAAACTACAAGGAGTATGATAAGCTTTATTATACGTTCAAGCAGGCAGAGGCGATGGGGGATGAGGAACTTCGGATTATCGTCAAGTGGGCGAGGCTTGAGGATGAAGGGAAAAGACACTACGGCAAATGTTTCGGACCACCATTCCAGCTTCAGATATCGGGCAATGGTCTGGTGTCAACGTGCGGTTTTCATTTCAATTCCAAATTTCGCAAATTCCATATGGGGTGGCTGGCTGGGCCGGAAGCGCAAAGGTTTAAAGCAATCTGGCAGTCCGAACGATACTGGGAAATCGTAAACTATTTAGCATCAGACGAATTCGATCCGCGCGAGAGGTGCGGGGTTCAATGTTTGCAAACGCACACGAATCAATGGCTATGGGACTACACGCGGGGCAAGGTTGATTTCTCGACCTCGCCGGCTCCGCCACATCTAGAGTTCTTGTAATGCTGACCAAGGAAGACCCGCATTACTGGCATCCGATCCTTCAGGTGATGCATTGGCTGGCCGATTGCGTGATCGAGCCGAAGGCGTTCGTGGTGGATGTCGGCTGCGGTCGTTTTCCGTTCGAGCGTGCCAATGTAGGGGTCGATCGGCTGAACCACAAAGCATTGGAGAAGATGTGGGGCGAAATCGGCATCACGCGAAATCTTAAGGTCACGCAACACGATTTTGCCCGCCAGACGCTACCCTTCAAGGACAAGGAAGTGGACTTCGTGTTCTGCCGACACACGTTGGAGGACATGTATGATCCGTTCAGCCTTCTGGCCGAGATGAACCGGGTTGGCAAGGCCGGCTACATCGAAACCCCATCGCCGATCGCGGAATTTGTGCGTGGTGTGGACGGAGCGCCGGCCGAATGGCGCGGCTATCATCACCATCGCTGGGTGGTCTGGACCCATGGGGATACGTTGAACTTCGTGACCAAGTATCCGTTCGTGGAACGGCTCGGCAGCAATGTCGAACCGGAGATGGAGACACTGCTTAAGTCCAATCCGCTGTGGTGGAATACCTATTATTTATGGAATAACGAGATTAAATGGAAACATTGGGAGAACCCGATAGACTTCGAATTTGGTACTGAGTATCCCAAGCTGTTGGGCGATGCTGCCGTCCAATCAGTGAAATCGGGTCGAGCGTTTGGCGAAAGGGTGGATAGGCATGGCAGAGAAGAAGCAGCATGAAAAACGTATTTATCTTTGTGCCGGCGTTTGGTCAGCAGATCAGCGCCAGCACATTCATGACCACTCATAACCTCGTCCAGGTATTGAGTTCGCGATCGATCGGTGGTTCGGTTTCTACCCTGTCGTTTCCCGACATCGCTGAATTACGATCGATGGCGTTCACCATCTGGTACGACACCCTGCCGAAATTCGACTATCTCCTATTCATCGATGCCGATATGGCCTTTCCCAGCGAAATGGTCTTGGACATGATGCTGCTGGATGAGCCGGTAGTGGGCACGATTTACCCGCAGCGCCGGTTGCCGATCTCATGGGCCGGGTCTGGAGACGGTTCCACGCATACTGAACGCAGGGCCAATTTCATGCGCTGTGAGGGCGTGGGGATGGGTTGCACGCTGATCCGGCGGGACGTGGCGCAGAAATTTGAGGCGCAGATGCCGGAACTGATCGATACCCGGTTGAAGCTTCATCCGGCGGCCGACATGCTCAAAGCGGCTGGTTGCAACCGTATGATCCGTGCTTTCGAGAAGATGGATCTGCCGGAACGCGGGGTGGTATCGGAGGATCTGAGCTTTTGCCTGCGTTGGGGCAAGATGGGTGGTCAAGTCTGGGCCGCCATTGGCTATCGAATATCCCATGTCGGGCCTTACGATTATGCCGCTTGTTATCTGGAATGGGCCGCTGAACAAGAGAAACTGCGGGACGCGCAGATGCAGCTGCAGACCTCGATCGCGCCGGAATTGCCGGTTACGCCGAAGGGAAACGGCTCGGAATTGCTGGTTGCCGCCGAGTAATTTGACAATTCCGCGAATTTTTAATTAAATGCGTGGAATCTTCGGCACCGAGCCGGTGCCGTTTCACCCATCACGCCATGGCAGGGCTTGTCTGGCGGGGAAACAACCCCGTTCGGAGTCACGCTGTGGCCAATACTCAAGCACAATTTGGTTTCAAGCACATCGGATTCCTCCCTGGTGGGGCGCCCGATTATCAGCTCCAATCACTGACGATTGCGTCGACCTATACGACGGCGATCGGTTTTGGCGATCCGGTCACTTTCACCACGTCGCCAGCTGGCACGCTTATCCAGGGCACCAATACTCTGGCGACCACGCAACCGATTGTCGGCATTTTCCAAGGCTGCCAGCTTATTCCGGTCGGTGGCACGCCGACATGGTCACCGTTTTGGCCGAGTAACGGCGCGGCGCAAAACGGGACGGCCTATGTGATTACTGCACCGAATGCGTTGTTCCTTGCCGCCGCGCTGAACACAGCGATCGGCAGCAACAACATCGGCTACAACGTTAATTTTACTTCAGGTGCGCCGGTAACGACCGGCGGTGGTTACTCGATCGCTACGCTCGATCAGGCAACTCTGACGACGGGGCTTGGCACTACGTCCAGCTTCCTGCCGTTCAAGGTATTCCAACTCTACCAAGGGATCGGAAACGGTTCAGATCCGACGACCCCCTTCAACTGGGTTGTGGTGAGTTTCAATTTCCAACTGAACCGTACGATCACGCACGGTTAATTAACGGAGAGGATCGATGCCTATTGCGTTAGCCAATATCCGCAGCGAACTTCTGCCGGGTTTGTTTGATGTGCGCGGTTCGTATGACATGATCCCGCGACAGTGGGACAAGGTTTTTACGACTCGTAGATCAAATCTTGCCGTCGAGCGCTCGACGCAGATGGCGTTCACTGCATTGCCGTTCCTGAAAGATGAAGGTGCGGCAACTCAATTCGATAATAATGCAGGTGAACGTTTTATCTGGGCCTTCGTACATCTCGAAGTGGCGTTAGGATACGCGATCACGCGCAAAGCCATTGACGATAATATCTACCGCGCGCAATTCAATCCAACGAATCTAAAGCTTCAAGAAGCATTTGCGCAATTCAAAGAAATCCAAGCAGCAAACATTCTTAATCTCGGTACGACTTATGTCACGTCGATTGTCGGCGATGGACAAGCGCTGTTCTCGACCCTGCATCCATTCGATGGCGGAACGTGGGCGAACACATCGGCAGTGCCGAAAAGCCTGAATGAATCGACACTTCTTGCTGATATGACCAACGTGCGCGTTCAGTTCGTCAACGAGCGCGGACTTCGTATCTTGTCGCGTGCCCGTCGTTTGATTGTTCCGCCGAATCTCGAACCGATTGCGATTCGTTTGACGAAGACAGAATTAAGACCGGGCACGGCAGATAACGATGTGAATGCGATCTTAACTTTATCAGGAGGACTTCCAGAAGGATTTATTGTTCTGGACTTCTTGACGAGCAATTTTGCTTGGTTCCTAACAACAAATATCGAAGGTCTCATCCACATGCTTCGTATTCCATACGAGTCTGATATGTGGGTGGACAACGTAACTGATAATCTTTTAGTGAAGGCCTATGAGAGGTATAGTTTCGGTTACAATGATCCGCGTGCAGCATGGGGCGAATTCGCGCTCTCGTAAGATCTCAGGAGCAAACAAATGGCTGAGACAATCTTTCGAGGGCCGAGTGTAGTTCTCGGATCTTTGATGGATAGTCGCGTCGAAGGCTTCGATGGGCCGTCGATCGGTTATCAAGGCGATCTGATCGCTAATCCGCTATTTTCGCCGCAGCCAAAGGACGGCTTGAGTCCTGGCCGTATTCACGGCTGGTACAATGCTTTCTATTCTGTGAGCGTAGATGCGATTCCGTCAGCTTCGTCTTCAACTGCGATCGCTGCCTCGCAAGCACCGTCTACGACCGTTGGCGTGGCGTTAAATCTCGTCACTGCGCAGGCTGGCACTGCGGCTGGCGTGACGGTATTCGCGCCCGGCGTTCCAATCATTCCGCTTGGCACATCGAGCGTAGTGACATGCGCGGCGATCGATTTTGGATTTACTACTGGTACGACGACGGCAAACAGTTCCACGATTGTTGTTTTGGACAATCGATACTTCACGCTTGGACAATGGTTATGCATTCCCGGTTGTGGTGGCACGACCACTTTGCCGTTGTTTACTCAAGTGACGGCGTTCGGAACTGCTTCGCCTGCCAATGCGACTACGCTGCAAGTGTCGCCATTGCCGCAGACTGGACTCAACAATGTTCCGATTGGTCAGGCGAATCTCTACAGCCAGTTTCTGCCTTTGCCCACCCCGTTTGGCCCAGGCCTGTCTACGCCGAATGCAGCTGAACCGTATCGGCTGTGCGGACTTGGCGCAGCCATGGATCCATGGCAATCGGTCGCCCGCAATCTGCAAGTTGCCGCTGCCTCGATCGGCTCTGGCACCACAGCACTTCTGGTGACCGGCTACGATATCTACAATCAGCTTATGACCGAGAAGTTCACCTGTAGCGGCACCACGGTTCAGTTGGGCAAGAAAGCTTGGAAGTACATCCAGAGCATTACCGTCAATGCTTCGGCCACTTCCGGCACGCCGGCCACGGTAACGGTCGGCACCAGCGACAGCATCGGCATGAATATCAGGTCCGATCGCTGGGAATTCGCCGATGTTTTCTATAACAGTGGCTTTGCGATCAACTCGCAAGGCTGGACAGCAGCAGTCCTTACACCGGCTACCAATACGACTGGTGATGTGCGCGGCATGGTCAATGCGTCGACTATCTTGGTCGGTTCATCTTCTGGTTCGGCTACGGCCGGCGCGCCATTCGATGGCGTGAAGCGGATCACGATTTTCCAGAATGTTCAGTTGCAGAATGCCATATTCGGAACACCCCTGAACTACACGTCCCTGATTGGCGTGGCGCAAAGCACGACCTAGGAGAACGCAGGATGGCTAGACATCATCGCGGCAAGCATCACGGCAAGCACCATGCCAAAGGCGGTCGCACCGATATGGTGGCCAGCGGCAATCCGGATGTGCTCAAGGAAGCCAGAGGCGAGGAACCTTACGAGGGTAAGGAGAAAGGCGCCAAGCGCGGCGGTCGCCAGCATCATAAGCATCACCGGATGACTGGCGGTGCGGTGCGTCCGCGGCTGGATCGTCCCGGACGCAAGCGTGGCGGCCGTGTCGGTTCCGATACCTCGCCATTGACCAGCGCGCATCACACCAGCGCTTCCGAGACTGAGCCTAGGGAGGAAGGCGGCAACTAATGGCGAAGTTGACGGCAGCCAGACGGAAAGCGTTGCCATCCGGGACCTTTGCGGGGCCTGACCGTTCGTATCCGATACCCGATGCAAGTCACGCTAGAAACGCATTGGCACGCGCATCACAGCACGCGGGACCGGCACTGAAAGCCAAGATTCGCGCCAAGGTACACAAGAAGTTTCCCGGTATCGCAGTTGCGCATAAAATGACTGGCGGCGCAGTCCGACGCAGGATGGATAGAGCGCCACGACACTAGAAGAGGCGTTCGATGGCGCTGCCGAATGTAATCACCTACACCGTTGGGACAGGTACGGCGACGACTTTCGTTAATGCCGCCGCGGCGACCAGTGCGCCGCTGGCGCTGGTGACGACGATCGCGCCGAGCTTTCCGTTGCAACAGCGCGCTATTGTTTCATCGGTCGGTAATGACAGCGGTATCTTCTTCAGAATTGTTGGTCTGAACCAAGCTGGCTTTACGATTGCTGAGTTCTTGGCCGGCGGTAATGCCGTGGCGGTAGTGTCGAATCTGGACTATTCCAAGATTATTTCGATTCAGGGTTCGTCGTCTTCGACGCAATTGGTCCCGGCGGCTACGGCGAACAACGTATCGGTTGGCGTCAGTCCGACCGGTGGCACTGCATCGACTCTGTGGCAGATCATGAATTGGCACGTCACGCCGGTTAACATTGAGTGCAGTGGCGTTCTCGTTTCCGGCGCCGCGACCTGGGCCGTGCAATATACTTACGATGATCCGAATAATTTGCCGTTGGGTGTGTTTTTTCCGCAACCATTCACATTGGCTGCGACGTTGAACGCTACGACTTCGCTGGATGCTTCGATCAATGATCCGGTCACGGCGGTTCGGTTTACCATTAGCGCTGGCACCGGCACCCTGCGTTTCACCGTTATTCAAGCTGGAATCTCGCAAGGCGGATAATGGATGATGCCTGATCCGATTGGCGCACAAGGACCGAAATCATCGCAAGCCGGTGAGGATGAGTTCACGCTCGTTGCCCGCGGTGGCGATAACTTTGTTGCTCGCATGCGGCAGCTGGTTGATCTGCGTGATCAGGAAGAAGCTGCTTTCAAACAATTGAAGCTTGGCAAAGATGCCGAAGCGGCACTGAAGCGGGCGCAAGCCAAGCTTGTTGATGCCGAAGAGCAAAATCGTAAAGCTGAAATTGCGTTGGCTGATGCGCGAGAGAAAGCCAAGGAGATTGTGGACGAGGCCCATAAGCGGGCGCAAGACACTTCGCGTTCTGCATTGGAAGCCAAGCAGAAGACCGAAGCAGAGGCCGCACAAATTCATCGGGAAGCTGCTGGTCTCCTCAAGCGCGCCAATGACGAGCGTACCGCGATTCAAGCGGAGATCAGTCGGCACATCAATGAGGCTGATGCGGCGAGGGACAAAGCCAATGAGGAAGCGGCGCGGGCGTTGACTATGGCCCAACGTTCCGGCAAGGAAGCGGAAGCGGCCGAGGCTAAGCAAAAGGAGTTTCGAGACAAGATCGATAGACTGAATGCGGCGATCCGCGCCGTGACGTGAGGGTCGCATGGCCGACCCTGTTGGCAACAATACTCCAGTCCCCGGTCAGGCTTTCTCAACCGCTAATATCCCTGGCGTTGGCGTCGTCATGGGCGCCGTGGACGCCAGCGGCAATGTCCAGCCAGCGCAGATCAGTCCGACTGGAGGGTTAGTTGTCGCCGGCTCATTTGCGGCCGGGTTTTCGACTACCGCCATTGCCACCACAACGCAGGCGACCGGAACTGGCGCGTTAGTTTGGCTGGCGGCTTCTCAGACCGTCATTGTTGCAGTTTCGCAGGCCACGACCGCTGTCGCTGCGACAACGCAGACGCAGGCGACCGGCGCGGTTGTCTGGCTAGGCCCCACGCAGACGGTGACCGCGACGGTAGCCGGCACGGTCAGTGTGTCCGGTCAGGTGGGTGTATCCGGCACGGTGTCGGTATCTGGCGGCAACACTGTCAGTATTTCCAGCGTTACGCCGACCACGACAGCATCCGGATTGTCGGGCGTAACCGGCCTGCCGGTATGGGTCGCTAATCCCGGCGGTAATACGACGGTTGTGTCGATTACGGGCCAGCCGATTGGCGTGTCCGGTACCGTCAGCATCTCGCAGGCTGCCTACACAACAGCGTCTAGCGGCCTCACGGCAACCGCCACCGGATTGGTCGTAGTGGCGACGGGAACCGTCACAGCGACAGTGGTCGGTTCGGTTGCCGTGACAAACACGGTTGCTGTCACCGGCACTATTCAAAACGTAGCTTCGATCTCCACGATCCTTGGCACGCAAATTGTTAGCGTGGTGCCCGGAGTGTCGGTATCGGCCGTCGTTTCAGGCACTGTGTCGGTCCTGACTGGCACGGTATCGATATCCGGCAGTGCATTGGTCAGTGGCACTGTTAGTCTGCTGAATGCCGCGTTTACGACAGCCAGTAGCGGACTGACCGCGACTGCTACTGGATTGATTGTTGTGGCGACAGGGACCGTCACGGCAAACGTTTCAGGGACTGTTTCTGTATCTGGAACGGTCGCCGTGACCGGAACGATTCAGAATGTCGCTACGGTTTCTACGATCTCAACGTTGCTTGGCACGATCAATGTTTCCGGGCCGGTGCAGATCAGCGGGATCACGCCAACCACGACCGGGTCTGGTTTATCCGGTGTGACCGGATTGCCGGTATGGATTGCGCCCGGTGGC